AAATTATCATTGTATTTAAGATTGTTCTTTACTTCACCAGTAGAAGTTCCGCTAATAGCAGGACCCTCTGCGATGTAGTTATTTAATAGTCCGCCATTCTTGTTGTCGTTCTGCTGTGCAGCAACAAAGACCTTATTCACTACACGACCAGCACCTCCGACATTCTGGATAAGACCTGAACTAAATTCAGTAGCAGAAACCGTTCGCTTTACGAACTGATAATCAACATAACTGAACTGCATATTAGAGTTCGCTTGACGATACTGCTCCATCATATCCTGGGGATAAAAAATGTAATCCGAAATCATCTGACAATCACCTCTGGTTAAATTACAATCATTCGCAAGAGTAGCACTTCCAGTATTCGATATGCGAAGACTTTCTGTTCCAGTTTGGCGAGGAGTGAAAGTTAAATGAATAGAAACTTGCTCTGTCATCATGAAGAGCGGAAGTTGATTGGTCTTGAGGAAGGGGAAGAGGTCTGCTAACATAATAGAATAAGTTGGTTTATTACTTTCCTTCTGATAATCAAAGATTACTCGTGAAGGGTCAGGAACTGTTTGTCTTGTGATTGGTTTCCAATATGTAGAGACTGCGTCTTGAAGAGTAGGGCAAGTTCCATTGTCAATTTGGATACTCTTGGCTTCAGTAAGACTTTCTGTGATAGAAGCACTATTAGATGCCGAAGTAAAAGAAGCAGAACGCTCCTGAAGAGTTGGAGCAATCTGCATGAAACGACCACTCATTACACCTTCACGCTCCTTGATTGCGTCAGGAGGAAGGAATGTAGTTTCATATGCAGCGAAGTGAGCATAATCTTCAATTTCACATACAGTCTTGGTGCCGACACGAAGTGCAGCACGTTGGATTAGCGAATGAACACCAACATTTGCTGGGAAAAATGCTCTGGCGTGATTCCCATCACCGCCTGATGCGTTTGTATCTCCCTCCGTAGAGAAAGTGATTCTGGAGTTGGAGTGAAGGATGCCCTTGTTGTCAAGGACAAATCGTGCCTCCCTTTCCGAAAAAATAACTGGGTCAAGAATATCTGTCTGAACATTAATTGCAGTATCAGTAGCGACTGAACCAATTTTGACAAGGTCTGGGATTTGTGATGCTTGAGGTTGCGACGGCGTTTCCATTATTATATTTAATGAAAATAAAAAAAATTAAAGTTAATTTTAAAATATGGATTTACTTCATAACCTGAATAGAGTTTTCACTGGATACGATGGTCTGTCGTGAATGAACGAAAAGGAATACAGCGTTAGGATGGTCGCTGGTTAATTCAAGGTCTAACTGAACACCGAATGGAACCTGACCGAAGTCGAGACCCTGATTACTAATACTATCATAAGCAACACCCATTCCCCATGCCGAACCGCCCTTAATGATTGTCTTGGCTTCAGAGAAAGTAGAATCCGAACCATAACCGATAGAGCGATAAGTTTCAGGACCAACAGAAGTGCGATTAATCTTTGCGAAGTTCTGAACAGCATTCATGTAGTTTCTTACAATCTGTGCGTCAGCGTTTTCATTAATAAATCCTGCCTTTTCTGTTTTCTGTAGAGTATCAATATTATATTCTAATGGGACACGCTGACCTGCTCTGGTGAAAACAAGTTGATTGACCTTCGCTCTGGAACCAGTCTTGTTTGTGAAATTTAGCGTAGCAAGACCGTCCCTCGTCCAACTATTAATATGTGCTGATGGAACAACATTCATAAATGCTCCAAGAACAGACTTCAATCCAAGGTTGAAATTTAATACAGCATTCCTTGAATTAATAGTATTGTAGTAGGAACTGATAGAGTTGTAAGTGAAAGTATTTGTCATCTGGGGTTTGAAGTCCTCCCCTGGAGTCTGAACCTCACAGATTAGACGAACATTAGAAAGTTCATAGTATGAATCCAATAGATTAGTATCAGTATTATTTGCGGAGAATAACACATTCTGATCCGGAGAGAGTTGGATTTCAATTAGAAGTCCGCCAACACCCCAAGAGTTAGAAAGAGGGATTGGGTCTTGACCTAAAAATAGACCGCTGACAAGAGGGATACAGAAAGAGTTGGGCGAATCGCCTGTAGATGGGTCTGCTTGAGTATTTTGAATGACTCCTAACTGCTGTGCCTTGTAGTTGGGGAAACGAAGAGAAGTTTCGTAGGCATGACAAGCGAAGTCTCCCTGCGACTGCGTCACCGATAGATAAGAAGACATGAAACGATTGTGATGATTAATAGTTTCTATGGTCTGCGAAGAACGCTGGGAAAAGATTGATAGAGTATCAATAACAGAATGAACGCCAAGACGCTCATTCATACGAATCCCATCACTTTCAACAGGAAGGGTCGTATCATTCTTTTTAATAGTGATTTCACCACAGAGGCGAACACTTCCAGGAACAATAAATCTGTCCTGTGCACCAATTAATAATTGGATGGTCGGCTGACCGTTCTTGTAAGAAAGTTTTCCATCCGAAGTAATATTGCTCGGAACGATTTCTAAATGCTGATTCATAATTATACTTTTATTAACATTTTATTTTCAGGTGAATTTTAAAAAAATAAAATAGAAATATAAATGGTTTCTGTAGTAATAAAAAAGAGTAATAAACCTGGAAAAAAACTGATGGCGATTTTCACCAGGGATAATGGAAGAAAAAAAACTACGCACTTCGGTGCAGCAGGAATGGATGATTATACATTAACAAAAGATAAAGAACAAAGAAAAAGATATAGAAGTCGACATAAAAAAGATTTATCTACAGGCGATTATACAAGAGCAGGGTTTTTATCATATTATATTCTATGGGGAAATTCTACTAGTCGTAAAGAAAATATATCAGCGTATAAGAAACGTTTTAATTTAAGTTAAGGTGAATCTGGTTCTTCATAATCATCATCAATTTCTGAAAGATAACCATCACCTTCCCACCTCCACTTTTCATTCTTTTCACACCACCACTTATCTTCCATATCATTTGGAAGATACTTTATCATTTTATTAAGTTTCTTGTTTTCTGACATAAATTTCTTCATATTGTCCTTATTGACTTCATTTTCATCTTTCACAATTTCAAGTGCAGTATTGGACGCAAGGAGTTCTTCTTCAAGTTTCTTGTTCCTATTTACCTCTTTTCGTATGGTTATATTCTTCCATTCTATTTCTTCTTTTAGTATCTTGTTTTCTTCTTTTAGTTCATCATTCACCTTACAGACACTTTCAATCTGTCGCTGAACACATTCATTCTGTTCTTTTAGTTTCTTGTTTTCTGCTTCAAGTTGTTTCAGATAGTTAATTACTTCTTCCATTCCCATAATCAGTTCAACACCCATTTTTTTTAAAATTACTGTTTTCCTGCAATAAATTATCAAATTTTTTTTTTTCAAACTTTTCTTTATTTATATAATATTATTTCTGTAATACAAACTATCAAATTTTTTAATTATTTGCCGTATGATGAACCAGATATTAATTCTTTTCTTTTCTTTTCTTTTTCTTCCTTTTTCTTTTTCTGTTTTTCAAGAGCAGGTTTAATTGGAGGAGGTTTCGCCTTCGCTTTCTTTTGAACCATAGGAGGTTTTTCACCGCCTTCTTTTAACATCTTCTTTTTAGTTTTTTTTCTGGGGTTTCCTTTCACCTTCAGGAGCAATCTTTTTAGTTTGTTTTTTTCTTTGAACAGAATTCATAGGTTTTTTTACAATTCTTTTTCTTTCATGGTCGACTTCGTATCCTTGTTTTTCTATTTCATCAATTAATGCTTTTCTTGATAATGTATCAATATTTTTAATCTGGGACGCTTTGTTGTGCTGACGTGCTAAATTACGTATTTCATTTAAAGACATTTCACCTGCTTTTACTCTCGGCATCTTTACTTTATAAAGATTGAAATAAAAAAATATTAGAATGAAAAAATTTAATTTATGTGATTAAGAGGATTATGTGCCTGATTAGCGAGTATTCCATATTGAGCGAATGCTTGAGGAGCAACTTGGGTTGGAGCAGGACCAGGTTTCACATCCTTTTCGTCCTGTTGTTTTTCTTCCTTGTCTTGTTCTACTCCTGCGACTGCTGAATCTACTGCAGCGAAAAGATTCACTGCTGCAGCGACAGGTGCTAATGCTCCGCCAGTTAAAGCGACGCCAACATCTAATGCTCCGCCAAGAAGAGTTGCAGCGTTTCCAATATCGACACCCAGATTCTGTTTGACAACATTTCCTGCAGCGTCCTTTGTATTAAATGGATTGCCTGTTTCAACGAAATTATCTATGTCCTGATATGCAGCGATTCCAGTTCCAACAAGACCAACTCCCTTTGCAGCGACCTTTGCGAAAGTTTCACCGCCACCTTTCACTAATGCCGAAGCAATAACTCCTTCAACACCTCCAATATCTTTTACTGCTGTTGCTCCTTTGCCGAATAATTTAGTTCCTTCACCGAATTCACCAAGTGCTTTGGTTGCGACATTATATGCTTCCGTTGCAGAACCTCCTTGCTTTGCGACAAGTGCAGCACCATATCCTGCACGTGCTGTTGCTCTTCCAACTCCATAGACAGTATCAATTTTAGTGACGTCAGATTCAACGTCAGATTTAACATCTTTATCTTGTTTATCTTGTTCCTGATGGTCTAATGTTTTATATGCTAATGTTTGGGTCTTCCAACCATTAGAACGAAGTTCATTAACATCTGCAGCATGTTGTCCCAACTGATTTGCTGTTGCGAATGCTTGTGCATGTGATCCGTAAAAATCTCCCATATTTATATAGAAATATATATATTATTTTAATCAGGTGAATTTAAAATCTTTTGACCCTCTGCGATTAAGGTTTCGAAATTATGAAATGCTTTTGGAGGATTACTCTGGAAATCCATATGAAGGAAATCATATCTATTGGGAGTCGCTTGAGCGTATATTTTTAACCAGTTTTCAGCACCTCCAAAGACATCACCATACTCTTCAGCCATCTTTCCAAGTTCTTTCTGGTTAGGGAAAGGACTTCCTACAATTACATTCGTAGCATTCTGCCGTATGATTGGACTACAAGCACGGAAATTTTGTGAAGAAATAATTAATAGTTTTATATTGAAATGTCTGAATCGTGAAGCAAGATGATTAATCTTTGCTTCCCTTCTAATTGAACCTAAACAATCATCAAGAACAACAGCGATTTCAGGTTGTTCTTCTTTTTCATATCCTTTCTGGGTTTTTACAATTCCATCAATAATAGAATCGTCATAATGGTCATGCGTATCAAATGCTTTTCTTAAAAATCTTGATGTAATATCATTAGCAATTGTATTACTGATAATAGTTGTATTATCAAATCTATCTTGTGCGTCGTAGAACTGGTCGTTTAATAACATATTAGAAATTAATGTTGATTTTCCTGTGCGAACAGGTGAAACCAATAATACTAATGCTCCCCCTCCAAATCCGTCGACTTGCGGAAGATTAGGATGTAGAGGAGGATTATTATTAGGCACAGGGTCTGGGTCTTTAACAGGGATTACTCTCGGACCTTGGGATGCTTCCATTTATTTATTTATTACATTATTTTTTGTATTAATAAAATTTAAATAAATATCATTCTTGGTTCTTCTAACATCATATGAAGAAAAGCAGTCTAAAATATTTTTTATTTCTTCTTCTGAACTATGACAACTTTCAAATTTAATCCATTTTGGTCTTATATTTGTTCTATACAATTGGTTCATAATATTAATGTCAAAACCCTCTGTATCTAATTTTAAATATTCAACACTTTCCACATGATATTCTTTGAAGAAGTCTTCTAATGATTTTGTTGGAACATTAATTTTTTCAAACCTTTCAAACCTGACAGATTTTGTAATTCTTTTTTCTTCATTAGATGCACCAACTAAACTTGACATTCCCCTTTCATATTGTCTATGTTCTTTATCTTCTAAAAATTCATCTTTTAATTTATAAAATTCAGCAGTTCCTGTTTTATCAGAAATAGCATAATTAACTTTTGTATTGTTTTTTTTATCAGGTAAATTATCTAAAAGACTTTTAATTGGTTCAACAGATAATCCAATATCATTTGGATATTTATTTATTAAAGTAGCAAAATCACTCGTTCCAATTTCAATATATTTATAATGAACCATTTACTAAAATAAAGAAAATAATTTTAAATTAATAAATTAAATTTTTAAAGAAAACAATTTGCCCAGACATCATTCTTCAATGCTCTATTAACTTCCTGAAAGACCTTTTCATCGTGTTTCTTTTTTGCTAATGCTTTTGCTTTTTCTTCTTTTCTTTTTTTACGAAGGGTTTCAACTCTATTAACAGATTGTTCTACTGCTCTTGCGACAGCGTCATCAAGATCTTTTTGGGAGTATCCTTTTTCAATAACCTTTTCTGTTTCAACAACTTTCACTTGCGGTGCTGAAGGAGTATCAATTGGTTCTTCTAATTTCTTTCTTAATTTTTGACGTTCCTTTTCCCTGACTGCTTCAATAAGTTCTTTGTCTGCTTTTTCTTTTGCCTTTGCTTCTTCCTTTTCTTTCTTTTTTCTTAATCTTGTTTCTTTTGCTTTTTCCCTTCCCTTCGCAAGTCTTTCAAGTTGTTCAGGTGTAGCAGGACCTCTTTTTTTTCTTGTGCCGACCCCTGCCTTTGTTCTTCCTTTTGGTTTTTCAGGTGGAGGTTCTTTTTCAAGAATGGTCTTTACTTTTGGTGGTGAAAATATTTCATCCTGTGGAATCTTTGGTCTGCGTTTAGGTTCAGGAACAACTTCTTCTTCTTCTTCTTCAACTTCTTCTACTTCATACTCTGCCTCTGCTTCTTCAATATCTAATTGCTCTTGTATCACTTCATCGGTGAGGGGCATCGGTTCAGGTTCAGGTTCAGGTGGAGGCATAACCATTTCAGGAAAACAATCAGTCATTTATTATTAATTATAAAATAATTTTATGACTAAATTTTAAAAAATAATGACTAAA